TCTGGTGCAACGCTCGTGAGCTTTGGAGTGTTTGCTTCAAGCAGTGCACAGACGGCAAATATCAATGCTGCTGGAAATCCGGCGGTCATCGGTGGTCCATCACAGCCTGGTGGATATGGTGTTGCTCCAGGAGTATTTTCCAATATGCACATCACCCTTAAGGGAATAAGCATTCTCACCGCTTATAGCTATCATGGTTTGACATATACTGCATTCGATTTCTCAGGAATGGCAAATGCCAGAATTGAAAGCATTGCTTATGGAACAACTGGTGTTGTTGCTAACAATGACTTTGCATCCGTAGGAAGTTTCGCAAATGGACTATCAATCGGTGCCTTGATGCCAGCGGCTGGTAACAATGACAACTGTATCGTTAAGGATGTTACTGTTCATGGTGGATACACTTACGCGTTCTTTGCAACTGAGCATTGTGTTATCGATACAATGCGTCTGCTGTATTGTTGGTCTGCATTGTGTGTCGTTGGTAACTACTACGGTTCCGTAGGAGCAACGCACGCGATTAAGGCTCAGCAGCTATCAGTGGAAGCATGTTCAAACATTGTTTACATCATTGGTGTAGGCTCTGCTGGAATTGGTCCATTTATTGACATTGACCAGCTAGATACAGAGACCAGCACTCCAACGTTCTCTGACAACACTGGTGGAAACGGTCTTCGGGCTGCGCTGGGAACTATCAGATTGACTGGTCTGTACACACAGAGCAATGTCAATGTGACTTCACCAACTGGACTGAAGATTATCGATGGACAGCGTGCGTATCCTGTACAAATAAAGAATACTAATTACACAACTTTGGTCACCGATGATACAATTATCGGTGACGCAACAGATGGTGACATCACCATTACTTTGCACAGTCCTCTGTACACGCCAAACGCATTTACTATCCAGAAGAAGGATGCTTCTGCGAATAAGGTAATTGTGTCAACAGGGGCCGGAACAGTAGAGCTGACTACCCAGGGAGCAACAGCAAAGTTCATTCCTGTAGATGGTTCATGGGTAAGGATTATTTAAACAAGGAGGTATGAGATATGGAAATTTATAGAAACGAAATAGCAAACGTCGATTTGATTGTGCCAGTATTCGCAATCCCAGGAAGCTTTGAAGTCAAGGCTGTCGCTGGGACTACAGTTCTGCACACTTTTTCAACAGTCACTGCTATTGCTAATGGATACAGAGTGACCCTGCCATTCAGCCTTGTTGTAAATGATTCTGAATTCGTTATTGTGTGGAAGTTCAATTATCTGGAAGGCTCGGCAACAAAGACGTATGAACAGCGACAGGCTATTGAAGTTGTAACTCCTTACGTCAGCAGAGCAGAACTTGCCGTATTGCTTGACGATGTATCTGAAGATGAACGAATGGAGGCTGAGGCGATTGTCCGAAGAATTATTGATGTATACACGGGCCAGAGCTTCGGTCGATTCAGTGGAACAATTGATGTCAAGGGTAACGACAGCACTCAGCTAGCCCTTCCACTGCCCCTTCTAACATTGACGGAAATGTCAGACGACAGATTGGACTACGACATTAATTCATTTGTCATAAGGGGCAACGGATGGTTCCTAGGGCAGACTCCTGGAGCATGGTGGACCATTAAGAGTGCACCTCCAGAGGAAATTCTTGACCAGTTCAGCAGTGGAGTCATTTACGCGCCGGGCGCGATAAGTAAAAAGGACTTTGCTTACACAAGCTATTACACAGTAAAGGGAGACTGGGGATATGACTCTGTTCCTGTTCCTGTAGTACAGGCAGCCAAGATGCTAATTTCTGACTATGCCTGTCAGGACAGCTCGTACAGAGACCGCTACCTTGAGTCAATGAAGGCAGCAGACTGGAGAATTCAGTTCACTCAGGGAGCATATGATGGAACTGGAAATCTCAAGGCAGACCAACTTCTAGAGCCTTATAAGCTGAGCAATCTGGCGGTCATATGAGTTGCCTTCTATCATCTCGTTTCAATATGCGAGCAACCGTACTTCGTCAGGTAGGAACAAATCCACAGGAAAATCCCGGTGGTCATTGGGAAACTCAGCAAGACCCAGAAACAGGAGACATTATCCGTGTATGGGTACCAGATGAAGATGCAGACGAACCAGGCAATCAGAGCCTTGTCATCAATTGCATTGTAAGAGGTGTAACCAATGGAGGTATCCGAGTAGCTGGAACTACCCAGAGATATTCTGAAGTATATGAGAACATCGACTGGGCGACCCTTGCATTTCCAAAGAAGTACATCCTTTCAAAGCGTGACAGAATAACCAATGTCACTAACGCAAAGGGAGAGCTGATTTGGAAGGAAGAGGAAATAGAAGGTGCTCCAGCAACGGTATTCATTGTTATGGGTGTGACTCCAGTGGTGGACCCTTTCGGAAATCACATTGAGAACACCGCCTTGATTCAGAGAGCGCAGGTTCAGTCATAATGGCAGTCGCCAAGGGTAAGGCTTTTCTTGCAGTCAATGCTGACACGGTTGAGGTATCTTCGCTGGCTGGATTCATTACGACTCTTTCAGCGAAGATTAATCAGGATGTCAACATGGCACCGGTATTGAATTACGCACACGATAAGCTGTCAGAAAGATTCGATGCTTACATGTCTGTAATGTCACCAGCAGCCCCAAATCAGTTTCATCACGTATATGATTGGGGCCACATTGGTGTTCCACAATACCAGCTATGGAAGAACGTATTGCGAGGACGAGGCAATGACAGATATGCTTCTTTTGAATTCAGAGCATCTGTATTGCCAGTACCTTTCCCAGAAGGTGACAAAAAGCCATTCACACGCAAGCACAGATTCATTTACAAGGCTATGATAATGGAATACAACATCGGGGTAACCATTAGGCCAAAGCAAGCAAAGATGCTGGCATTCCCAGTAGGAGACAGAATCATCTTCACCAAGGGACCTGTATTCGTACAAAATCCTGGAGGTATGGGAACTACTGGAGCATTTACAGCAGCCTGGACATCATGGTGGACAGGGGCCGGTGCAGAGCAGGTATTCAATTCAGAAATAAAGAAGATGCTAGAGAGAGACCTGTCTGAAAAGGCAATGGCACGATTCATCAGGAAGTTCAAGCCAGCACGCAGGAAGGTTGTAAAGCTTTCTGTGGCAGACAATCGCATTGCATTCGACAATGGGGCCCGGCTGGCAGGAGAGTTCCTACTAGAAAGAAATAGAAAGAACGCAGCAAGGAGGAAGACAAATGGCGAGCTATAAACTAACTGGTGCTCATGCTATAAGGGACTGAGTCCTTTGATTCCGGCACAGCAGCAGCCAGAATTCACTAATCTGGCAACCAGTATTCCATTCATTGTGTACAACTACATGCAGGAAGGCACATATCAGGACTGGTGGCTGGAACATGAACAAGTCGCTTATGTGGTGTACACGGATGATGCCAATAAAATCAGAGACATTGTTCACTACCTAAACAATCTGTACAGGCGATTCGATTGGTCGGCACAGGAAATCAACACCTATCTTGTAGCCAATGGAACAGCAAGTCAGAAGGCGTTTGATTTCAAGTATGTCAGAGTAGTCAGTGCTTCGAGCCTTGAACCAGCAACAGAAGAAGGCGGAAGGCATTCGGCAACGATTGTTCTTAATATTTGCTTTACAAACAACCTAGATGGCACTCCAGGAGCAAACGAAGACCATAGTCATCTAGGAATGAGAGCCTAGTTTGCTTTATAACCTCTCTGCGCTTAACATAATCTTGAGGAAGTGCTCTAGCCAAGCAATACTTTTTCAAGAAAAGAGGTGAAAGAAAAACATGGCATATCAGGTTAAGAACATTATTATTGGTGCAGCAGCTATTTACCTATCAGCAGAAGACTCTACTGAATGGACTAGCGCACCTTCCCTTCCAAGTCCAGCCGGTACAGCCAGTATGACTCCTGCACTAGATGCATCAGCAGACTGGAATCACTCAGGTTTTACATCAGAAGGTGTCGAGGTTTCTTACGAGCCAGATTACGGTGAGGTTGAAGTTGACCAGCTTCTAGACTCTGCGAAGCTATTCAAGCAGTCTATGAAGGTTACGGTTAACACCACATTCTCAGAGGCAACTCTTGAAAACCTCCTAATTGTTTGGGGTCAGCAGAATGACAGTTTCACAAGTGATTCTACTTCAGAGACTCTAGCTATTTCCGCTGGTTCTCTAGGAGACGAGCCAACAGAGCGTTCCGTAGCATTTGTCGGTCCTGCACCACGTGCAGACGCCGGTACGAAGAGAGAGCGTGTATATCACGTAAGACGTGCTCTATCAATCGAGTCTTCTTCTCACTCACTGAAGAGGAACGAGGCAACGGTATTCCCAGTCTCATTCCGACTTCTTCCAGACCCAAGCTTCTCAGGTCAGGAATACGGTGTGATTAAGGATAGAAACATCGCCTAAACCAAGACGTTACGCATTGACCCCCGAAAGGGGGTCTTTGCATTTTGGATTGTGACAAAGCGTTGATATAATCAAGGTAAACACATAGGAGGAAATGTGGCGACACAGGTTTACACGGTCGAAGAAATTGTTCTACAGGATGGCACTGAGGTTACCCTCAAGCCACTGAACATTAAGAACCTTCGAAAGTTCATGAAGAAGTTCAAGGAGATTGACAACCTTAAGGAAGATGACGAGGTAGTTGACTTCCTTATTGAAGTAGGACAGCTCTGCCTGGCATCCCTTTACAAGGAATACGAGGATACTGAGAAGTACGAAGACGCAGTTGATATGCCAACAGTCCACAAGATTATCGAAATTTGTGGTGGGGTTAAGTTGAATGACCCGGAACTGATGGCCGCAGCAGCGGCAGTGATGGAGCAGGGTGGGAAGAACTAGACCTAGTCGGTCTAGAAGCAGAACTTTTTATGCTAGGCATTTGGAAGAACTTTGAAGAAATGGAAGAGAACCTTTCGTTGGCGGAATTGGAAAAGCTCCTGGAGGCAAAACGTGACCAGGACTTCCAGGACAAGAAATTCACGGCAGCGCTAAAGGGAGTAAACCTGGATGAGCAATCAAATGGGGATGCACCTACCTTCGAAGATGTCAAGCGCAGAGCAGACGCCAAGCTTAGAGGCGTGTCAGAAGAGAGTCTGGCGTTTTCTGAGATTGGTATTGGAATAGAAGGAGATGACTGAACATAGAAAACATTAATATCCGCTTTAGTGCTACAGCGGACTTCCGTGCGGCTTCCAGAGAAATTGAAGCCATTAATGCTCAGCTTGCAGCAATGCAGGCTAATTTGGCACGCGGTATGACTCCTGCTGCACTTGCAACGAATCAGGCGGCATTCAGAAACAGCATTCGCAGTCTCGGTGGTATGACTACCGAGACAATGCGTGTTGCCTCTGCGTCTGAAACGTACACCAAGGCGCTATTGAAGGAAGATGTTACTATGCGTCAGGCTCTCAAGAATAGGACCACATTCAATCAGGTTCTTAGAGAGCAGTACCAGTTGAGTAGGGCCGCTTCAATGCAGTGGAGTACAAACACGCGAGGCGGCTCTACCATGG